CTGAAGAAACCGTGATGGTGCCGGCGAGCGAGATAATCCATGATCGCTTCAACTGCCTGCACCACCCGCTCGTCGGGCTGTCGCCCATCTATGCTTGCGGGCTGGCAGCGACGCAGGGCCTGCGGATCCAGAACAATTCGACCAGCTTCTTCGCCAATTCCTCGCGCCCGGGCGGTCTGCTGGTGGCGCCTGGCCGGATCGACGAAGCGAACGCGACCCGGCTCAAGGAATACTGGGAAGAGAACTATACCGGTTCATCGAGCGGCAAGATCGCCGTCCTGGGTGATGGGCTGAAGTACGAGGGCCTGGCCGTCACTCCGGTCGACGCGCAGCTGATCGAGCAACTCAAGTGGACTGCGGAGGTCGTTTGCTCGACCTTTCATGTCCCGCCCTACAAGATCGGGGTCGGCTCGCTGCCGAGCTACAACAATGTGCAGGCGCTCAACGTCGAATATTATAGCCAATGCCTTCAGTCGCATATCGAAGCCGCGGAAGTATGCCTCGATGAAGGGCTGAAGACCGGCGAGGCTCTCGGCACCGAATTCGATGTCGAAAACCTTCTGCGCATGGACAGCGTGACGCAGATGGATGTACTCGAGAAGAGTAAATCCGTCCTGACGCTGGACGAGCGCCGCCGGAAGCTGGAGGCGCCGAGTATCCCGGGCGGTGATACGGTCTATCTGCAGCAGCAGGATCACTCGATCGAGGCGATTGCCGCGCGCGACGCGCAATTGATCCAGGAAGCGAAGAACCCGCCGCAGGAGGCTCCTGCACCGGTAAACGACAATGACGCAGAGCTGCAGGCGCAGCGCGCTCTTGTCACGATGATGAAGGGGCTCACCGATGTTTGACGGCGAAGCGTTCGGCAAGCAGATGGTCGCAATCGTCAAGGGCCATGTGGACCGAGCAACTGCGCCGCTGATTGCGCGCATCGAAGAACTGGAGAAGCGCGAACTCGTCCAGCCCGAAAAGGGTGAGCGCGGCGAGCCGGGCGAAAAGGGCGAGCCCGGCACCGTCGACATGGGAGCGGTCAAAGCGTTGGTCGATGAGGCGCTTGCGGCGATCGACATTCCCGATCCGATACCTGGACCACAAGGTGAGCCCGGCGAAAAGGGCGACGCAGGAGAGCCGGGCCCCGCAGGCCCGGCCGGACGCGATGGACGTGATGGCGCGCCGGGCCGCGACGGCGCGAAGGGCCTGGACGGCAAGGATGGATCCGACGGCAAGGATGGCGAGAGCTTCACCGTCGACGATCTCGACGTAAACCAAACCGACGAGCGGACGCTCGAATTCCGGTTCGCCAAGGGCGACACGACCTACGCGTTCGAATTTGAATTCCCGGTCGTGATCGACCGCGGCGTTTGGAAGGCGAGCGAAGAATACAAGCGCGGCGATGCAGTGTCGTGGGGCGGTTCGCTCTGGATCGCGCAAAAGGATGCGCCCGCCAAGCCCGACACGGCAGACAGCGGCTGGCGCTTGGCTGTCAAAAAGGGCCGCGACGGAAAGGACGCGAAATGAGCGTCGACCTCGCCACGGCGAAGGCGTTTCTCCGCATTACGCATAGCGACGACGATGCGCAGATCACGCTGCTGATGAACTCGGCGGCTGCGGCGCTGGAGCGCTATGCGGGCGATGATTTCGACGCATACGATGAGGACGTAGACGCCGCGCAATTGCTGTATCTGGACTATCTCTATTATCCGCGTAGCGACGTGACCCTGGACCCCGTTACCGGTTGGCCGATGGCGGTCGCCGCGCTGATGCTGCCGTTCCGGCTGCCGACCGCGAAATGACCGGGCGCCGGAGGAACCAGCTTGTCACGCTGGAACGGTTCACATCGACCCAGAACGATTACGGCGAAGAGGTCGAGGACTGGGGCGCTATCGGCACCGAATGGGCGGCGGTTTACTACGGCAAGGGTAGCGAGCGTCGGCAGGCTGCGATGGAGCAGGGAAGCCAGCCCGCGAACTTCCAGTTCATATCGAACACGCAGACTCGCGGGCTGACACTGAAGGACCGGATCGAGCATAGCGGGGCGTGGGATATTGTCGGGATCAGTCCGGATACGCCCGAGCGCGGATTGCTGGAGGTGACGGCGGTAAGGGCATCCTAAGGCACGCCGTGCTCATTCTGTAGGCGACCATTCGGGCAGGTCGGCGGCCACCGCTGCGCAGGCGAGGCCAACGGTGACGGGGGCACCCTCGACCAGATACTTGGCAACCGTGTTCCGGCTGAGGTCCAATTCAAGAGCGCATTTGCGCTGGCTCCACCCCATCACGCGAAGCCACTTTCCAAAATCGCGGCCAGTCATTGCAAATTCACCTTTCAAGCGCTATAGGCGAGGGAGAGACCCGGGCCATTCGACCCGAGCCTCCCCTTCTACGCTATTTCCGGATTATGGTGACGGTCAGTGCTGCTACACTGATCGCCACCCCGGCTATTGCGAGAAGAGCGAAGAGCAATTCCGTATTCGTCATTGCCTTGCTCCCTCTTGTCTTGGGTGGGCGGGATTGCCTCCCCTTCCGACCCATTCTTTATGGCTTAAAATTGAGCCGGATGCAAGCGGAAACGCGCGGAATTGTGCGATTTTTCATCCGGTTATCAGTGAATTCGCGTTTGGCTGGCGGGGCGTAACGGGGCCAACTCTACAACACGCTGACCCTTGGCCGCGCTGCCCGCTTTCGGGCGGACGGCTTGCTTGTGGCCGAGATGTTCGCCTTCAAGTTCAGCGGAAATGCAAGGGTGCGGCGATGAAGTTCAGCACCAAGACCACCGGCTTCGAGGGCCTTGAGGACGCGCTGATCGAACTCGAGCAGTTCAGCGGACGCACCACCGCGGGCAAAAATGCAGTCCAGCGCGGGATGAAGAGCGCGATGAAGCGCGTCGAGAACAAGGCCAAGTCGCTTGTGCCGGTCGACGAAGGCGACCTGCGCGACAGCATTACGACGAAAAAGGAGCGGGCGAAGCGCCAGCGCGGTTCGGCAAAGTTCGCGCGGCAGACGGGCATTTCCATGCTGACGGGCCCGACCGGCAAGCCCGAGGGCGGCAACCCTGCCTGGCAGGAAGAAGGCACGGTCAAGATGACGCCGCAGCCGTACATGCGCCCGGCCGCAGATTCGGAAGGTCAGAAGGTGATCGCGGACGTGGCCAAAGAGCTTCAGGATGCAGTGATGAAGTCGGTCGCGCGTGCGCGCAAGAAGGCGGCGAGGGGGAAGTAGATGGCGGACCTCCAGAGCGCTCTCTATTCGCGCCTCACCACCGCGCTTTCGGCCAGCATCGGAACGCGCGCCTACTGGTCGAAGGTCCCGCAGGGTGCGGCGATGCCGTACCTTCGCATGAGCACGATCAGCGACGAGCGACCGCAGCACCTGGCGGGATATGACAGTAGTCGCACCACGCGGGTGCAGATCGACGTATTTTCGCGCTCCTACGCAGAGGCGCGCAGCATCTCGGAAAGCATCATCAGCGCAGTTGCGCAGCCCGTCACCGTAGCGGGCGTCAATTTCGGTCGCACGAAGGCGGAAGGCCCGCGCGATCTGGGCGAAGACGTTGAAGGCGTCGGATATGTGCATCGGCTCAGTCTTGACCTGCTGGCCGAGCATTCACTGGCATAAGGTCCACGGAGTAATACAATGGCTGAAACGACTGAAGCCTCGACCGGCTATGCTGGTGAGGTCTGGCTGAGCAGTGACACCACCACCGGCAACTTGGCGGAGCTGGTCGAGGTTGTCAGCTTCTCGCTTCCGAGCGACACCGCGGAGCGCGTGGAAACCACTCATCTCAAATCGCCCAACCGCCGGCGCGAATATACCAGCGGCATGATCGACGGCGGCGAACTCGAGGTGACGCTGAACTTCCGGCCCGGCACCGACACCGATCAGCTGATCGAAGCGGCGCTGGTCGCGGGCGATTCCCGCGCGGTTCGCTTCAACATTCCCGAACTGGGCACGCTGGCCTATACCTACAACACCACGGTTCTGGTGACGGCCTACGCGAAGGGCGAAGTCACCGCTGATGGCAAGATGGAAGCCACGGTGACCATGGCTGTCACCGGCGCTGTGACCGGCGGCGAATATGCCGGGTCGTAACTCCATCAAAGGCGAAACCCCGCTCGTCCTCAGCGACGGGCGGGAGTTCACGTTGGTCCTCGACATGGAGGCGCTGGTCTCGGTCGAGGACACCACCGGAAAGCCATTGGGCAAGGTGATGTCGCAGGCGAGCCAGGGTTTCGTCGGCGCCATGGCAGCGATCGCGCATGCGGCATTCACTCGTCATCATCCGGAGGTCACCCGCGAAGAAGTCTTGCGGATGGCGATGGGCGATGAGGAAGTCTTGTCGCAAGCGCTCGGCCATGCGGTCGAAGCGGCCTATCCCGATGAAGTGGGAAACGCGCCCGCGGCCAAGCCAAGCCCCAGCAAGAGCAGTCCACGTGGGAAGCGCTCTGGGCGCAGTGGTGCGAAGCGGGCCTAGATCCTGACGCCTTCTGGCTGGCGACGCCGCGCACCTTCGCGCTCATCGTGGGCGCGCGGATGAAGGCAAGCGGCGACCTGGCTATCATGATCGGTTGGAACGCCGAGCGGATGGCCCGCGAAGGCAAGTCGATGAAGCCGATGCACAAATACCTTGAGGCCCCCAAGCCCAAGACTGCCGAGAGCGGTGGGCAGGATGTCCGCCGCATGTTCGACCGGATGATCAGAAAACAGGGAG